CTGCCTAGGTATAAGTTAGAACTCAGGCAAAAACATAACCATTGGTGAAATCTTCTACATTGAAGACTTTACCAGTGATGGAAGATTCTGCAACAAACTTACGAACAAACCACTTAAAATCTTTCTGGAAAACGCCTTCACCAGCAATGCAGAAAGCATCACAAAGGGCATTTAATCTGCTCTTAGTAGTGTTACTCTGCCAACCACCATCATAGATGGTCATATCATTATCTGTCACAGTTGCAATCAGATTGCCATGAAGATAGACGGAGGAAGTGTTAGTTTCAGGATCAATAGTTACAGAGGTGTTAGCATTGCTCCAGTTGAGATTTTGCTGGATTGCTTTGCACATCTGTTCTTCAATCTTGCGCATGTGTGAAAGTGTTGTTTGATTTTCTATGCTGTAAGCATAGCACATTTTATAGGGGTTTGGGGGAAATAGTGGACACTTCCCCAACTGTCTCAGAAGTTCTTGTTGAAGATAAATCCATCCTCAAAGATATAATCAAATTGCAAATTGCGGTCCCAAGATGCTTGCCAATCAATCACAATCCATCCAGGCAGATTATCAGTCTCACCACACTGTTCTGCAATATCTTCAGCAAATTGTGCAGGAGAATCGTATGCACCAAAGAAGGCATCTTCAAAGTGATCAAGATCAGCAAGTTCAAACCATTCTAAGAAAGCGTCAACTGCCTCAGGAGTGAAAGTATCACCTAGATCAACATATTGCTCATAATAATTAACAAATTCCTCTTCAGTATAAGCAACAATGAAATCGTACATATCTGCTTGCGTATAAGATTCAAGCATCAATTCTTCAATCTTTTCTTGCGTCTCTTGAGCGAAAGATGTAGGAATGAGAGTTGCAGTCATGTTGGTGGTTTGAGTTGTTTTCTGATTTTCCATGCTGTAAGCATAGCATGGATTTGAGCATTTTGGGAGATTTGTGTGCCACTTAGTTGATTGGCACAAGTTCAAATGTACTTATTACATTGAGAGCAAACTTGCCTTCACAGTGTTAACGTTTTCCAAAACTTCTTGCATTGCTGCACGTGCATAACCAGCAGCATAAGGATAACTTTTGTCTAGATCTTTGTTTGAAGAATCTACCTCGCTGCAAATCTTAATTGCTTTCTCAAGACAACTAATTGCAGATTCAATTTCATCCATCATTTTCATTTGAGTAAAAGAATCAATCATTTCAGTTTGCATTAACATGCACCCATCATTGGGTTAGCAATTTGAGGCAAACTGTTGTTCACCTGAGTAACAGCATAGTTGTGCTTAATGTAACCAGCAACCTGCTCATTCATCTCTTTGAATGAGAACATTCTCTGAGCAACTTTGTTACCCTTAAGGAAGGTAACTTTGAGCGACCATTGATTGCTAATGCCACAACCTGGCGTTTTGACAGGATAAAATGCGACTTCCATGCTACCATCACCAGCACCAGATTTAAGGGTGAAGAAGTTGTGATCTGTGTAACTCATGCTCTTTTGATTTTCCATGCTGTAAGCATAGCACATTTTATGGGGTTTCGGGAGATTTGTGTGCCACTATGTCAGGTGGCACAATTTCTCTTCACTGATCTCCATAATCTGCCCAAAATGCATCATTATGAGTTGGGCGAATACAATCAACACCATGATCACGAATCACCTCTGCATTGTAAGGAGAATCGTCAACCCAGAATTGTATATCATCCCAGAAACGCAAAATGTCCATCAACTGATCACCTTTGCAACTAGAACCAGTAGAATCATCATCTGCGTTCTTCATATAAAGTGCATCATATTCTGGCAAATGTTCTTGCAACCAGTATGCAGTTCCTTCCATGTAAGCGTCAGGACGTGCAGTGGCAATAACTAGATCAAATCCCTTAGATTTGCAGTGCTTGGCAACGTCAACAACAGCATCAATGGGTTCAAATTGGTCACAATCTTCAAACCCAGATTGATCACCATGGTGGCAAAGTGTTGCATCAAGGTCAAACACAACGCACTTAGGATTCTCAATGTTGTAGAGAACTTTTGTGAAAGTTTTAGATTTGAGCATGGTAGTTTGAGTCATAGTGTACAATTAAAAATGAAGAAAAAATATAACTTATTCTGCTGCTTGTTCCCACACAGAGTAGAACATATCCCAAGCAGGTTGATCACAAACAAAGGAGGAACAATTTGCCTGATCACATACCCAATCATATGCCATATCACAATCAGCATCAGTCTCTACAGTAAAATCATAGAGAGATGCAATAGCAGAGCGAAACTCTGCATCTTCAATGAGTGAAATCCAAGTTTTGTCAGTGTTATTATCTTTGATCATCATTTGTCCTTTGATGTTGTAACCAGTGGTGAGAGGTTGCAATTCAGTGGTGGTTGTTTTATTTTCCATGCTGTAAGCATAGCACACATTTCAGATCTCTGTAGTTCACCATGATACAGTTTTGAAGATTCATTGATCAGGGGTGCTTATGGGTCTCATCTAGACTCATTAGTTGATTTCTTTCCTCAATAACTTTCAACATGTTGGAATCAAGTACGCTGAGCATCAGATTTACACCCAACAAAATGAATATAACTGTAAGAGCAATTCTCATTTGGAAGGAAAGTTTTTACAGACAGAATCACATAGAACACGAATTAGGTCTTCCATGTCATCTTCACTGATGTTATTGTTGCAGGCAAACTCTTCAACAATTCCATCAATGTCCCACATGAGTTGTTCACGTTTGGTCAACATTTCAATCTGGTCAATCATAATAAAATCAGAAATACTCAGGATAGTAGTGAGGATGGTCCATAATTTCCATCACTTGTGCGTCAATGTCTTGCTCTCTATATTCACCAGACATGAGCAACATAGTGAAGATTTCTTGATATTTTTCTTCTTCTTTGTAAGTGTTGAATTGTACCATGATTAACCTCCAAACATGTCATCGAACAACTGTTGAGAACTTGTTGCTAACTCTGCTCTATGTTCTTTCATCCAACGATCTTCCATTTGCATACGTTTGATTGCCTCTTCACGACGCAATCCTTGATGAATGAGAAGTTTGCCACTAGGCAATCTGTGTAGTCTTGTTTGATTTTCCATGCTGTAAGCATAGCATGGATTGAGGCATTTCGGTAAATATACCGACCACTTCTACAAGTGTCACATCAATATACTCAACAACCCAAAGATTTTGGTAGACCAACAACAATGAAGAACGACAAGAGTGCAACAATGTCCCAACACTTGTGCTTGATCATGAATGGAATTGCCAGAGAATTGCCAGCAATGTATAACCTAGAACCAACAGTTGAATCAACATAAAGTGTGATAATGTATGCCACACAGAGAATCAAACTAGAGCAAATTCTCAGTTTGTTTTCAATAGTCATGAAATTGAGTTTGTAAAAGCCTCAGACAAGATTTGAACTTGCGACCTATTCTTTACAAGAGAATTGCACTACCACTGTGCTACTGAGGCAGGGAGGATTACTCCCTGTTGAGAAGATGAATTAGACCCCAAATTAGGGTGCCAACTCCAACAACTAGGAGAACCCATTTCCAAGCAACTGATAACAATACAAGTGCAATGATTGCTATCAGACAACCAGAATCAGGGGAGGAAATGTCAGATTTTGACTCAAAAGATCTTGTGTCTTGTGAATCATCATAACTAAACTCAGGAACTGCCATGATACATTCACCACCAGTTCTTGCCTCCACTGCTGCTACTGCATCCTGATGATTGTAGGCATCAACATATACAGTTTGCAGATAGTTAGATTTAGTTCTAACTGTACATTTCCATTCAGTCATTGTTGTATTCTACAATATACTGCTTAAGAGTGTCAACATAGTCAGCAGGATTCTTGACAAAAACTTGTGTCTCACCTGAATGACAAGAAATGAGAGTGACAATTTGTTCAACTTTCTTGCCAGTCATTTCTTCATACATCATGGCATAACCTGTCTCCTGAACAAAATAGTTTTGAATCTGAGATTCATACTTTGGTTTAGAAGAACTCTTGAAGTCAATTACTGACAGTTTGCCATCATATTCTGCAATGCAGTCAACACGACCAGCAATGCCAAGAGTTTCAGAATAGAGTGCACATTCTTGATAGTGAATGTTATCAACTTGGTCAAGAAGTGGTTGGAATTGACTGAACAACTTCAGTGCAATCTCATACTTTTCACTATCATACTCTACATCAATGTTGTTGAGATAGTCCTCAACAAGTTTGTGAAACTTAGTGCCATTGGTAGATGCAAACTGACTGATCCTGTTTGCAACTTCAACACCTACACGTTCTCTCCACTCTGCAATAGATTGACGATTTTGATAGGAAGTAACTGTAGTGATGGAAGGCAACAATTTGCCATTCACACAATATCGACGAGAACCATTGACAGTTTCAGTAGGCAGATCTGCAAGAATAGGCAGGTTGAGGTGATTGAACTTGGTTTTAGTTTGCATAATGTTGTTAGTCAAAGTGCTGGTGATAGTGGTGATAAAGATCAGAGAAATTCTGACATGTAATAGTCAACAGTCACTTCAAGTTCTGCTGCTTTTGCTTCTAGTTCTAATGTATATTCTTCTGCCATTTGTGCATCTGCTTGGTCACAGAATAGATCAAGAGTTGATTCGTGCATAAATTGATTTTTCATAAAGTTATGATACCATAGACGAAGGAGAAAGTCAATCATATGTGTGCCAGTTTGTCAAGTGTCACTTGTAAAGGTAACTACCTGCCCAATCTGCCCTTTGATACATATCAGTTCTGGAAGATTCATCCAACAAATTAAACCTAACTCCATTCTTTGCAGGTGCTTTCCATGATGCAGATTTGTAGACATCACCATTAGTCATATCTACAAAAGCATGAGCACTGCGTTGCCCACCACTGGAATGATGAACA